CCCTGTGGATAACTCCCGCAAGTACTTGCGGGCCAGCTTGACATTGTCAAGCCGACACGCCGTTAGGCTAGTGTGACTCTTGCCACATCTCTCTCATCTCTGCTTTAAAGTCATGCCATACGATCCTCGCCATGTATAGGGCGGGGAGGGCAAGGGATAACTGTACTAGTGTAGTAAGTAGTCTATTCATGCTGTTACCTTTATGTCCATTACATTAGCGGTAAACTTTTTAACCTTGCCTAATTCGCTATCGTTGAGCGATTGTATTACATGGTCAATAGCCTTAGCCTCATGCGCTACATTGTCAATAGAGATTAGTTTAGAGCCTTGCCAAATTGAGTAAGTGATAGTCATTATTAGTTCTCCCATGTTAGTTGGTATAGTTTTGCTAGTTCTTCATCATCTTCATCATTAAAGTCATCTAGTGGAGGTTGTTCCTCATCTACCTCATCAAGGTATGCGTATGCATCTGCGACATCTGATTGGATAGTATCCCACTTAGACACGCTATTAGTTTCGTATGAGTATGCGTATGACATTATTTATTCATCTCCTTAGCAATAGACTCTGACTTACGGAGTGCCTCTAGGGCGATTGATAGGGAGGCAAGGCGTTGCGCCTCTACCATTTTCTTGTATTCATCTAGTGTCATTATTCTGACCTTTCGTTGTTGTTATGTTGTAAGTGTAGCATGGGGGTCTGACAAATTGGGGAGGTTAGCCTAGCGTGTCGCTGTGAGGTGTGTCACATACCTCGCTTGGCTCGGATAGCCTCGACCTGTGCTAACTGCTCAGGTGTAGCGTTACGGAAAGCCTGTACGCTCTCCCTTATCCAAGGTGACTTAGCAATAGCCTTTTCGTGAGCGATAGCGTTTCGCTCTTGTTGTTCTAATCTAATTCTATCTAGTGTGTTCATTTATTTATTGCCTTTCGTTTTTGTTATACCTTAAGCATAGCATGGGGGACTGACAAATTAAGGCAAATCTCGGGCGTGTCGCAAAAAAATCTTTGTGATGCTCATCACACTCACGCTCAAGCCCGAAAGAATAATGGGCGCACTATCCAAAATGTCCGTTTTGTCCAGGGTGTGTATCATACATGTAAAAAATATATTAACATTTTTGTAAATCTGAAATCCTAGTCGACTAGAATATATGGCGGGTATAATAGAGACATGATCCCTAAAATAATATGGCAAACCCACGAATGGGAATACAAAGATCTTCCAGAACACCTAAAGAAAAACACAAGGACATGGATAAATTTAAATCCTGGCTGGGAATACAAATATATGTCATCGAAAGATAGGGCGGACATGATGAAGGAACACGATCATTTCTACAATGTACTTTTTAGAAACGACCTTGTTTGCAAATACTGCAGGGTAGTGTGTGAAAGGCATATGAAGCCATTTAAAATGCATCAAGCTGATATTTGGAGATATTACGTAGTAAATAAATTTGGCGGGGTATACGTAGATATGGATTCTGTATGTATACAACCACTTGACTATATGCTAGAGTTAGCTACAGATAAATACGAAATGATAGTTACGGAAGATGAAGACGATATCTTTTGCTATGTACATGGATTTATCGACAATTGTGAAAATAAGAAATACAATAACAACGCTATGTTTGCAGCAAAGCCAAATGCCTCTGCATTGTCAAATATGCTAAAGGAGCTAGAGAACTCTCCTTTTCCTCATTGGTGGAAAGATTCTCATTGGTGTTGGTGTGAAGAGATAAAAGCAAATAAACATATTATTAAAGAGTTTACTGCTGGATCTCATTCTAAAGATTATATGGATAAGTTTTATGATAATATTCTAGTTGACTACTTTGGCAGAGAAGTAAAATACGAAGAATTAATGAAAGAATTAAATTTATTAATTTAGCTATTGACTTTGATAAAAACAAAATGATACACTTAGTTTGCTTTGTGGGGGCTTACCCTGAAACTCAATATGTACCAGATGTTATCTGTGGGTATTTCAGGAACGCTTCTCTATCTTTCCAAAAAGTTAAAATTTGGGGGGTAGGGGGGCTTTCCTAAAATCTAATATCCCCAGATAATCCAATAAAGATATAAGAAATATAGGTGATAAATGTATATTGCAGATAACGATTATCATGCTATTGAAAACTTTATTGATCCTGAATATTGCAAATACCTATCTGATTATTTTATAAAAAATCAATTGCAGGATCCAGAAAGAAGCTCTTGGGGATATATCCCATTTGGTGGGAATGCTGAATTTTTTCAGTCAACTGAATTTATGCTAGAGTTTGATCCATTAAATAAAATTAATCAGATGTTGCACTACTCTCGCAATTTCTTTTTAGATACATACTCTATAGATGGAGAATTTTTATTAAATAGATCTCATGCAAATTTGATGCGAGAAGGTGCACAATTAGATTCGCATAAAGATGATCGAGAAAGATACCAGCCAGTAGAAGAACTTGTTAGTAAAACATATGTGTCCTCTTTGCTTCTTAATGATGATTATGAAGGTGGAAACTTAATAATGGGAGAAGAGTCTAAAGTTTCTATAAAGCCAAAAGCTGGAACTCTAATACTATTTCCAGGTTACAACACAAGACATGAAGTTGAAAAAGTTAAATCTGGAACAAGGGTTAACGTTCTATCTTGGTTTGTTAATGTGGTCAAGTAAATGCCAAAACTTATTAAAGGTAGCAATAGCCAAGCAAGCCAGGAGTCATTTGTTTTAAATGTTCTAGAGGAAAAAATGAACGGTACCTATGTAGAATTAGGTGGTGGATGGGCAAAAAAGAACAGCAACACATATTTGCTAGAAAGTAGATATAACTGGAAAGGCTTATCTTTTGAAAATGATCCATCTAGAGCAAAAGAATATAATATATTTAGAAGAAATAAGACTTTGCAAGAAGATGCCAGGTTCTTTGATTATGAAAAATATTTTGTAGAAAATAACTATCCATTAACCATGGATTATTTGCAAATGGATCTGCATCCAGCATTTTCAACATTTGAGGCACTGCAAAATATGCCTTTAGCAAAATACAGATTTTCAACTATAACCTATGAGCACAATGGATATCAAGATGGTTGGCATAAAGAATATATTCAAAAGGGTTCTCAGGATATACTATCAAATCTAGGCTATGTCCTAGTTGTAGAAAATGTTATATTTAACGGTATAGCATATGAGGATTGGTGGGTTGATCCAAGATCTGTACCATTAAAGAATTATAAAGATTTTTTCAATAAGAACATTAATCATAGTGACTTATTCGATAAAGAAAAAACGGGGGTAGAACAGTGAAACTTCTTTGCCAAATAGCCATAGTAGCTATCATTACTTTTATCCTTGGTATACTCATACAGATAATAGGCTAATATAAGGGCCTATAGCTTAATCTGGTTAAAGCACTTGTCTTATATACAAGCGACTTTGGGTTCAAATCCCAATGGGCCTACTTTGTTTAATGATTATGGAGTATAATACCTATATGCTAGCTTATGATGTTCCTCTTTCTGCCCTCCTTTTTATTCTATGGGCAGGTGTACCTGTTGAGGAATACATAAAAGGGCCATCTCAGGAAGAAACCCTGGCATATATAGAGAAGTTGAGGAAAATACAGGAAAGTGAAAATGATGGTCTCTAATTTTCGGCTCACTTTTCGCCGCACTTTTTTCACTTCGTGTTCATGCAGTAATTAGGGTATAATAGACCTATTCTTAATAAATTAAAGGAGATGTAAAATGGATTTTTTTAAGACGCTAGAAGATGATGCAATCATCCTTATCTGGAGAAAGTTTGATGCTTTTCTAATAGAAGAGTTTAAGAAGGAAAATGCAGATCTTTCAGACGATGAAGTTAAATCCGTTGTTAAGGATGGCGCACTTACCATTAAGTGGCAAGAAGAAAGCACAATCGATCAGTCAGAAGAGCAGGAGTACCTAGTACTTAACTTCGGAACAGAGCAAGACATTGAATCTTTTAATAAGTGGAAGGAAGTAGAATAATGGGAATATTAGATGATGTAACTTTTGCGGAGGAGCCTAAGTTTCCTCTTGGAAGTAAAGGATCGTTTCCAGTAACAGATGAAGATCTAGAGACAATAAAGAATTGGCTAGATGCTGCAACAGATTCAGAAAAAACTGTTACAGTCGACGGTGCTGTTTCAAAAACAGATTATGAATATAACAGAATTCCTGTTAGACAAATTTTTAAAGACTGGCGAAATCTTATTTCCAGCACTTTTGAGATTGAAGATTCCGTTAGACCTTTAATAATTAACTTTTACACATTATCTTACTCAAATGCAGAAGAGTTTGAATACACTCATTCTGCAAGTTTAAATCCACATGATGATTTTAAGAAGATGTACCACGTAGCAATTGTCCTTAAAGGAACTTTTAAAACAGACAAGATTGAAACCCCTTTATCTGAAAAAGAAAATTACTTTGTTTTTTCTAATGAAAAAGAAGAAATTATATCAAACAGCGGGGAATCAGATTCTCTTATCTTGTTTATTAATTTAGGTGCAGCTTAACCTTTAGGCTGGTATCCCATTTCTTTGTTATAAAAGTTTGGAATTTTTATAAAAGCTGGCAAAACGTATCGCATAGGTCCTTTTGTTACAAACCTAACTCCATGCTCCCATTCTGGATCTCCACCAAAGATTAACATTTCTCCAGATTTAGGTTTAATCTGGAAATCTTTATTGGCCCAAAATATTTCTCCGTCGTTGTAGTCATCATTAATGTATATAACAGCAGCATGAATAATAGCCTCATCAGTGTTTTGATCATGGTGCGACTTTAGTTCAACCCCGTCGTACATCCTTTGTATAAAATAAAATCCACTTAACACTAGGTCTGATCCAGATTTTTTTAAGATTTCATTAAATCTAGCATCAACTCTTCTATGTATTTCAGCATTAACAAAAGACAGATTCTTGTCATGCCAGTTTGTAGTTACTTCATATAGTCCTTCTTTTACTAAGTTTTCTACATCTTCTCTTCCAAACTTAGCTCTAGTAAAAATTTTTAGCTGATCTGTATACCACTTGTCCCAATCTTCTTCCGTAGCATTTGCAATTATCTTTTCATACTCTTTAACCTCTTCTTGAGTTATAAAGTCTTTAACAAGCAGTAGACCTTCAATAGGGCATTCTACAGCGTATCCGCTTTCTTCAAATTCTTTTTTTAGCCATGCGTTCATAATCTTATTGTATCATTTCTTCCATACGATAGCTTGCCCAGTTGGCAGCTCTAGAATATCATGCTTTTCAAATAGGTCGTTTACTGCTTTTCTAGCACCAGTTGTTTTGTATGATCCGTAGTCGTCACATATTAATACGCCACCTTCTACTATAAGAGGCCAAAAGTATTCAATTGAATTTTTTGTAGGCTCGTATAGGTCTACGTCTATATGGACAAAGGAATATTGGCTATCGGGAATATCGTTAAACACTTCTGGGATCCACCCCTTTTTTAAGGAAACATTATCGTACCTTGATAGGTTATTTTTAGCCCATGCCATTTCAGATTTTAGCTTTATTTTTTTAAAGTAGTCTGTATCAAATTCCCCTGGCTCTGAAACCCCTTCCCAGGAGTCTACACCAAGAAACTTTTTGTTGCAAAACTCTGCTGTAAAGAACATTGTCATTCCAGCATAAACACCACATTCAGCAAAATCTAGATGTGGATTTGCTATAGACTGTTGCTTTGCAAGTTGTCTAAGAATATAAATTCTTGCATATAAAGCGTTATCCATTTCATTATTTATGTTACATATTAAATTAAAATCATTATGAAGTTTTACAAAGTCAGAATCTTCTGTCCATCTGCTTAAATACGAGTCCATTTTACCCCTTAAACAAAAAACCCTAAAGGAGGCGGATCCTTTAGGGTATTTGTTGCGTTATATCCGCATAGTGTAACTTACATTACACACTTATATTGTATTGCATAGATTTTAAGAAAGCAATACTATTTTAAAAGTTCTTTTTCAAGAAGAACGTCGTATACAGCTGTTAGAGCATGCTGAATCGAAGGATTACTTTGCTCAATAAACTTATTGACTTCTTCCTCTTCCATACCGCTAGCTAAAGCCATGCTTTTATTAATTTCGCTAAATACTTCAACCATTAGCTCAATTGTTTGTTCTCTATCCATTTTTCTCCTCAGAAATAAATGCTGGGGAGGGTCCCAGCAAAAAGCCCTCTTTGTGATATTCTACCATTTTTTCAATTTCCTGACTACCACCATTTTGCTTAGCAATTAGGCACATTACGTCATATATCCTATGCAGCATTATGTATGTCACCATAGGAAGGTTATCTTCTAGGCTGCTAGACTTATCTTCAGTCATTTTTTACTTTAATATCCTCTAGCACCTCATCAATTGTATTTAAACCACGCACCTTGGCAAGTTCTAAATATGCTTGAATTGTGTTTAATGCCTTTTCAGCAAGAAAAGCTCTAGATATGTGTGCACAGGGGATGCTTGCAGACATATCTGAAACTAAATTCTTATCAAATTTACTTTCTATTTGCATTTTCTATTTCTTTCACCATTTTGCTATAAAGGGCCATACCCACATAGCTTTTGTATTTACAGGAAATACAATAAATAAAAACATTATCTTCGTTGTCAATATTAGAAAAGAGAAGGCCTTGATCTAATGGGCAAGCCATTTCTGAAACAAGACCTTCTCTCGAAAGACTTAAGTATTCAGATACTAGTTGTATCTTAATAATAAATCCTTTCTAACTCTTAGATGGAAACTTGCTTAGCCACTCTTTTGTTCGAGGAGTTAAGCCTTTCCATGACGACCAATCTTGACCGCCATTGGTCATATAATACGTTATCTCTGCGTTGATTGCTGGATCAAATAACGAATAGTTACTGTCCAGTTTGAACTTTTCTTTTCTAGCATTGCCAAGATATCCCAGCATGTTGATCTGAAAAATTCCGTAGGAACTGTCTCCAGTTTTCCTGTTGCCGTTATAAGCCATTGGGCGTCCATTAGACTCCTTTTTAGCTACAGCCCACGCCATTTTAAGGGCGCTACCCTCAAAGCCTACGGCCTTGAGAAGTTCAACCAATTCTTTGTCTGTTAAAGACTCAGATGGTTTCCACACAGTATTGCTGAATTCCTCCAGCTTTTCCTTGTTAAGTTGTGCTTCGGTTACTACATCTGGTTTTACAACCAGAGCAGAAGCTGATTGAATTATTTCTGGTTGACCAGTAAATAAAAAAAGTACAGCTACTGATATTGCAACGTAGTGATGTAAAACATCGCTAAGTTTTTGTTTTATATTCTCCATAGGCATTTCCTCCAATAGAGATAACGAACTATAAGAATACCATTAAAAAGTTTAATCTGTCAACCTGAGATTTACATTGTATTTGTTTTAGTTAACTAATAATATAATAGTTTTTATTGATTTTTGCTTATCTCCCTTCCCATGCTTAAAAAACTTTGGTAGAATAGGACTCTACTTAAATTACATCGAACCGCTAGGCGGAGAAAAAGGTTATATATGTCAAATACTATTGCAAACCCGTACGAAAATTTTATTGCGTTATCACGTTACGCTAGATGGATTCCAGAAGAAAACCGTCGTGAAACGTGGGGTGAGACGGTAGATAGATATTTTGATTTTATGCTAAACCACCTAAAAGAAAATCATAATTACATTCCAACTGAAAAGCTTGTAGCGGAATTAAAAGATGGTGTATTTAAAAGAAACGTCATGCCCTCTATGCGCTCCGTAATGACTTCAGGAGCGGCACTAGAGAGAGATAATGTAGCAGGATACAATTGTTCATTTGTCCCAGTAGATTCCCCAAGATCTTTTGATGAAACCATGTATATTCTTATGTGTGGAACAGGTGTTGGGTTTTCTGTTGAATATAAGTATGTTAATAAGCTTCCCGCCGTCCCAGAAACATTTGAAAAATCTACAACCGTAATTACAGTAGAAGATTCAAAGCAAGGTTGGGCAAAAGCCTACCGTGAGCTGCTTGCCTTGCTTTGGTCAGGACAAATCCCAGCAATTGATGTTTCAAAAGTTCGACCAGCAGGTGCACGTTTAAAAACAATGGGTGGGAGATCTTCAGGTCCTCAGCCTCTTGTTAATCTTTTTGATTTCACAATTGCAAAGTTTAAATCAGCAGCAGGACGAAACTTAAAGCCAATTGAGGCACATGACATTATGTGCAAGATTGGTGAAGTTGTTGTTGTGGGCGGAGTTCGCCGCTCAGCTATGATTTCCTTGTCGAATATTAACGATATTGAAATGGCCGCCGCTAAATCGGGAAATTGGTGGGAAAACAATACTCAACGTGCTCTTTCAAATAACTCTGTAGCTTATTCTCGTAAGCCAGACATGGAGCAATTTATTTCAGAATGGAAATCACTTTATGATTCAAAATCAGGAGAGCGTGGAATATACAATGTTGCAGCAGCTCAAAAGCAAGCCTCAAAGTATGGACGAAGAGATCCAGAAATTCATTATGGAACAAACCCTTGCTCAGAAATTATTTTACGTCCCTATCAATTTTGTAATCTTTCAGAAGTCGTATTACGTGAAAGCGATACAAAGAAAGATATTGAGCGCAAGGTTGAGCTTGCAACAATTCTTGGAACCTGGCAAGCAACATTAACAGATTTTAAGTATCTTAGAAAAATCTGGAAAGACAATACGGAAGAGGAAAGACTTTTAGGTGTTTCCCTTACTGGACAGTTTGGTCATAAGTTTATGTCTGGCAAAGAAGACATTATTGCATTAGAGTCTTTTCTAATGTCTATGCGTGAAAAAGCTAGAGAAACAAATATGCATGAGGCTGCCAAGATAGGTATTCCAGAGTCTGCGGCTATTACATGTGTAAAGCCTTCTGGAACTGTTTCACAGCTTGTAGGGGTATCTTCAGGTATGCACCCTTGGCATTCACCATATTACATTCGCACAGTCCGTGGCTCTAAAGGAGACCCTATCTCTGTGTTCTTAAAAGAAGTTGGAATTCCAGTGGAAGATGATGTAATGAAACCAAATGAAACTTATGTTTTTTCATTTCCAGTAAAGGCTCCAGAAGGTGCAATTGTTAGAAGTGATTTGACTGCATTAGATCATTTAAACACGTGGTTGGTATATCAACGTGCATGGTGTGAACACAAGCCCTCTATTACAGTTTCTGTAAAAGAAGACGAGTGGATGGAAGTTGGCGCTTGGGTTTACAAACACTTTGATGAAGTTTCAGGAATCTCATTCTTACCTCATTCAGATCACACCTATAAGCAAGCCCCTTACCAAGAAGTAACTAAAGAAGAGTACGAATCCCTTGTCGCAAAGATGCCTAAAGAAATCCGATGGGAAGATTTATCTTTTTATGAGACAGAAGATGGAACTTCTGTAAATGCAACACTTGCATGTAGCTCTGATGGAAACTGTGAATTGGTAGATATTAGCGCATAGTGGTACAATAATAGGATTGGGCTAAAGCCCAAAATTCCTAGGCTTACCGCCTAGAAATAAGGAGGATCAAAAATGGCAAAAGCTAAAGAAGATCTTAATGGAGATGGAAAGGTTACAATGCAAGAAAAGATTCTAGCAGCACTGGCAAGTTATGGACGTCATTTTCTAGGAGCAGCAATTGCTCTTTATATGACTGGCAACACTAGCCCAAGAGACCTACTATTGGGCGGATTTGCTGCCACAGCACCCGTAATTTTGAAAGCGCTCAATCCAAATGAGCCATCATTCGGCTTCACAAACAAGTAAGCAAAAATAGTCAATTAAGAATACTCCTGTGCTAAAATTAGTACAGGAGTATTCCTATTTAGGAGACTATGGCAAATGGCAGGACAAAAGAATTTCGAAGTAGATCAGAATGCAACATTTAGCTTTGTAGTAGAATATAAAGACGATAATGGTAATGCGATTGATCTTACTGGCGCATCTGCAAAAATGCAGGTTCGTGATGTAAAAGGTGGAACAAAGTTAGCAGTAACTTTAACATCTCCAAGCGGCGGAATAGTAATAAACGGACCACTTGGAAAAATAACTGTAACGCTTACACCAACTCAAACAAACAAACTCTTTTATCCTAAATCTGTATATGACATTATGGTCATAGATTCTAATGCGAATAAAATAAAGCTCCTTGAAGGGTTTATGACCCTAAATAGATCGGTGACTATATAGTGATTGAGTCTGTAGTTGTTAAAGAGCAAGTAAACAAAGTTGTAATATCTTCTCCAGGACCACAAGGTCCTAGAGGAAGAACTATTCTTAATGGCTCTGGAGATCCCGCAGCAAACCTTGGGCTTGCTGGAGATTTTTATTATGATACAGTTTCTTCAGCATTTCATGGTCCAAAAGTTTCAGACATTACATGGTCTGGTTCAACTAAAATATTTTTAACAAATAATACATTAGCTTATTCATGGGAACTTACTCAGGTTACTGGGCCAGCCCTAGGAGTGTATTCTGTTGTTATTAGCCACGGATTAGGGTATCAACCAAATGTTACCGTAAAGTCTAGCGCTGGAGATATTTTAGAAACTGGTATAGATTACAATAGCACTAACCAAATAACACTGACAATGGCTCAACCATTTTCAGGGACAGCATACCTGTCATAAGGAGATAGCAAATGGCAAGAAAATTTTTAGTTAGCGTTGATCTCAACAAGAATGAGTTGCTCAATGCTAGAATCCAAAACTTGGGCGCAGCCCCATCAAATCCAGTATCTGGTCAAATTTACTACGACACATCAAATCAAACGATGTACTATTACAATGGGCTTTCATCACCCGATGGTCCATGGATGCCAATGTCTGGATCCACAGAAGTTATTCAAGATGTTATTGGCTCATCTGTAGTTGCTGGTACAGCGCTTACAGCAACGTACGACGATTCGGCTGGAACCACAACATTAAAATTAAATGATACTGCAGTTACAGCAGGATCCTATGGGTCAACAACACAAATTCCAACATTTACAGTTGATGCACAAGGACGTTTGACTGCAGCATCTACAGCAGATCTCGCAACACAATTAGATTTAGGTGCAGATAATGCCCATGGTGGATACAAGCTTGATCTTCTAACTGATTCAGTAATATTTGTTGGCGGAGAAGGAATTGATACTGATTATTCATCAGATGGAACATTGCATACAATTGCAATTTCAGCAGAAGATGCTTCTACTACCAATAAGGGTGTTGCATCATTTAACACAGATGATTTTAATGCCACAGACGGACATGTAGAGTTAAAGGATACAGTTGTTAAAGCAATTACAACTGATTCTGGAGCTTTAACTCCTTCAACACATGGAATTTCAATTCTTGGTGGAGAGGGCATTGATGTAACACATACTGGAACATCAATTACAGTAGCTGGAGAAGATGCAAGCACAACCAACAAGGGTGTTGCTTCTTTTGCGGATGCAGACTTTACAGTAACATCTGGTGCGGTAACAATTAAAAATGTTAACCTTGCAACCCAGACTACTGGAAATTATATTGCAACAATCTCTGGAACAGCAAATGAAATTGAAGTTACTGGCTCTGGATCAGAAAATTCAGCCGTAACAATTGGATTGCCAGACGATGTAACAATTGCAGGCAATCTTACAATTAATGGCAACCTTGACGTACAAGGTTCAATTAACTCAATAAGCACAACTGAAGTTAATATTGTTGATAATAAGGTTGTTCTTAATACAAATGTTGATAGTGCACCATTAGCAGATGCTGGATTAAAGGTAAATCGTGGAACCTCAGCAGATGTAGAGGTTTTATGGAATGAGTCATCAGACCAGTGGACATTAACAAATGATGGTACAAATTATCATGAGATAACAAGAAAATATAAGACTACTCTTAATACATCAGCAACATCTTATACTGTAACTCATAACTTGGGAACAAAAGATGTAGTTACTGCTATTTACGAAGTTGCTTCACCATATGCACAAGTAGAAACAGATGTTGAGCATACATCAGATTCAGTTGTGACTATTAGATTTGCAGTTGCCCCAACAGCTGGAGAATATAGAGTAGTTGTAATAGGATAAGGATTTTAAATGGCCAAAAAGTTTAAGTCATTACTAAACCTTCTTACACTTCCAGAAGATCCACTTGTTGGATCATCTGGAGATGTATACTTTAATGTTACAAGCAAAAACATTAAGATATACAATGGTGCAATTTGGGTTGACTTAACTCCAGGCTCTACAGATCCCGCCCCATTTTATATGCACACTCACTCATATGATGGAGATGTGCATACAATTAACTTGCAGGAAACTATTGACTTTTCTAACATTAACGAAAATTCTAGTGTTGAAGAAGAAATTCCTGTTATAATTGGTATCGATGGCGGAAGTCCAAATTCAAACTATAGCAACGCAAGCTACACTCAGCTAACCTTGCTAGACGGAGGCGAAATTGCCTAGTAGTTATCCAAATTCGTTAGATAGTCTTACAAACCCAGAAAGCACTTCAACTTTAGAAGGCCATGCCTCCTTACACTCAACCGTAAATGATGCAATTGAAGCCATTGAACTAAAGCTGGGTGTAGATGGGTCTTCAGATGTAAACTCTATTGATTACAAGCTAGCAGAGCTAGAGACAAGCCTAAATGCTTTAGATGCAGAAAATGCATCAGAGCTTCTTGGTTTGGACGGAAACAACGACATAGCAGCAACTGTTTGCGATATTGAAAATGCAACAACTTTAGATTTTTTTAACAAAAACGCATTTTCTACCGTAAAGTATACAATCCAAATAACGAGGGGGGCAGAAATTTATGCCTCAGAAATATTTATTGTTAATCACGAGAATGACATAAACATGTCAGAATCTAACATCATAACAAACACAAACAACACTCTATTTAATTATACATTTGAAGAAAATTCAGGTATAATTAGTCTCAAGATCACCCCTGTAAGTACTGCTGTTACAGCCAGATATTACAGAACAGCAATTAAAAAATAAGCAGTAAAAGGAGTCATATCAATGGCAACAGTAAATAAAAACTTTAGAATTAAACATGGTCTGGTTGTTGAAGGCTCAACAGCTACGGTTAATGGCCGAAATATACTTACAGAGGTAAATTCAGATCAGTATATTTTGGATTTAGTTGGTGGCGAAAATCTTATAGATTCGGTTGCATCTGGACTTTCAGTCGATGTCAATAGCCAACTTTCTATTGACCGCACAGTTGTTGACGGTTGGTATGATTCAAATGGTGCAGCAGCAGCAGCACTTTCAGACGCACAAGATTACGCAGACACAGCCGAAGCAGATGCAGTAACATCAGCAAATGCTTACACGGATGGCCGTGAGACAGCAATCACAACTGCTTACGAGGCATACGCTGACCAAGCAGAGGTAGATGCTAAGGCCTACACAGACACTCGTGAAGGAGCAATCACAACTGCTTACGAAGCATACGCTGACCAAGCAGAGGTAGACGCTAAGGCTTACACAGACACTCGTGAAGGAGCAATTACAACTGCTTACGAAGCATACGCTGACCAAGCAGAGGTAGACGCTAAGGCCTACACAGACACTCGTGAAGGAGCAATTACAACTGCTTACGAAGCATACGCTGACCAAGCAGAGGTAGATGCCAAGGCTTACGCTGATCAAAAAGTTGCAGACCTTGTTGATTCAGCACCAGCGCTTCTTGATACACTTAACGAATTAGCAGCAGCAATTGGAGATAATCCAAATTATGCAACAGATCTCGCTACATCAGTAGGAGAAAAGGTAGCCAAGGCTGGCGATACAATGACTGGACTTCTTGTTCTTTCAGCAGATCCATCAGCAAATCTTGGAGCAGCAACAAAGCAATATGTTGATGCAGCAGAAACAGACGCTAAGGCTTACACAGACACTCGTGAAGGAGCAATTACAACTGCTTACGAGGCATACGCTGACCAAGCAGAGGTAGACGCTAAGGCTTACACAGACACTCGTGAAGGAGCAATTACAACTGCTTACGAGGCATACGCTGACCAAGCAGAGGTAGACGCTAAGGCCTACACAGACACTCGTGAAGGAGCAATTACAACTGCTTACGAAGCATACGCTGATCAAGCAGAAGCAGATGCAATTTCATCTGCTCAGGGGTCACTAGATGACGTACTTGATGGAACAACAGCATTTTCAGCGGTAAACGTAAGCAACCTTACCTCTCAAAGAGCGGTGCAGGGAGTAGTTGCAACAGCTCAAGCAGGAGCATCTATGATATCTTGGTCAAAAACAGATTATCCAACGGCTAAAGCGTGGGTTAAGTTTGCAACAGCAACACACTCACAAATTTCAGAAGTTCTATTGACTACAGATTCATCAAATAACATATCAATTACAGAATTTGGTATGGTCGGAACCAATGGTTCTCTTGGATCAGTAGGAGCATCTTACCTAAATGGTAATATTGCAATAGAAGTAGATACTGTATATGCAGCAACAACTGTAACAGTAGTAGCAACACTTATTAAATAATTAAATAAAAGGTTATGGGGTTCCTTTTAAAAACCCCACCAAAACACTTAGGGGATATGTGAACTTAAATGTCTACAACAGATAAAGATTTTAAAGTAAAGAACGGACTCAATGTAGCTGGAGAAGCCACATTTGGGTCTAATGTCGTTTTAGGCGAAACACCCCTTAGATTTGATACAGCAACAAATAAGCTTCAAATTCAGCTAAATGGAACATGGGTTCCAATAGCTTTTACTTCAGAGATTCCAGATATAGCTTCACAAATTAGCTTTATGGATATAGGCTTGGCCATAGATTATAATGGTGAGCCAATCTATACAGTTCAAGGAAATGGAGTTAATCCAGGCTCAACAAGCAAATTCGTAGATGGTGGATCCCCATCCTCTACAGATTCAGATGTCTCAATGATTTTTGACTCTGGAGTTATATCTTAAAGCTATAAGTGATACAATAAGCAGTATAAATAAAATATATAAGGGGTAACAAGATGGCAACAGTAAGATTACAGTTAAGAAGAGGCACAGCATCCGAATGGGATGCAGCAAATCCAAGATTAGCAGCTGGAGAAATTGGTATTGAAACAGATACCAATACATTTAAATTTGGTGATGGAACAACGCTTTGGAATGATTTATCATATGCTCTTTCAGACACCGTAGATGATTACGTTCTTCTTAGCACAAAAGGTGTTGCAAACGGAGTCGCTTCCCTTGATTCATCTGGTTTAATTCCTACATCTCAATTGCCACCACTTGCAAAAGTCACTGTTAGTGCAGTTGCCAATCAATCTGCACGTTTATCCCTAACTGCAGAAGCTGGCGATATTGCAATTCAGTCAGATAATGGTCAATCTTATGTGCTTTCTGCATCACCAGCATCGACTGATTCAAACTGGAAAGCATTAGTTGGATCAGAAGCTGTTGTTGATACCGTAGAAGCATCATTAATTGCTGGAGCAGGATTAGACAAGACATACAATGACGCAGCAGGCACAATTACAATTGACATTGATTCAACAGTTGCAACTAAAACTTATGCAGATCAAGCAGAAGCAGATGCAGTTTCAACAGCAGCAGCAGATGCTACTTCAAAGGCTAACGCAGCTCAAGCAGCAGCTATCTCAGCAGCAGCAACAGATGCTACTTCAAAGGCTAATGCAGCTCAATCTGCAGCATCAACCGCACTTGCAAATCACGAAGCAGACACAACAAATATTCATGGAATCGCTGACACCAGTATTCTTGCAACAACATCTGGAACACAAACCTTTACAAACAAAACTCTTACCTCTCCAGTAATTAATACACCAACTGGAATTGTTAAAGCAGATGTTGGCTTAGGAAATGTTGATAACACTAATGACATGGACAAGCCAGTTTCATATGCATCTTTAACAGCTTTAGCACTAAAAGCCCCACTAGCTTCACCAGGAATCACTGGAAACGCAACAGCCGAAAACTTAACAATTTCTGGAAATTTAATTGTAAATGGAACAACTTCAACAATTAATTCAACTACATTAACAATTCAAGATAAAGATATTGTTTTAGGACAGACATCGTCTCCAACAGATTCAGCTGCAAACGGCGGCGGAATAGTATTAAGAGGAACAACAGATAAGTCAATTACATATAATGTTGCAAACTCTTCCTGGGATCTTTCAGAAAATATTAATATTCCTTCAGGTAAAACAATAACAATTAATAATGTCCCAGTACTGTCAATAAATCAAGTTCTTGGAAAAAGCCTACCAGGTGAAGTTGTTGGAACAACAGAAACACAGGTGCTTTCTAATAAAACTCTTGAAGCGCCAGTAATAAATGGAACAATTTCTTTGCCTTCAACAACTAGCATTGGAGATGTATCTTCTTCAGAAATAGCGCTACTTAACGGAGTCACTGCAAACGTGCAGACTCAAATTGACGCTAAGTCTCCTACCGCTTCTCCTACATTTACAGGAACAGTAACTTTGCCTTCAGCAACAAGCATTGGAGACGTATCAGCAACTGAAATAGCGCTACTTAACGGAGTCACTGCAAACGTTCAGACTCAGATCGATGCTAAGGCACCACTAGCTTCACCAACATTTACTGGAACAGTAACTTTGCCTTCAGAAACAAGCATCGGAAGCGTTTCATCTACTGAACTAGAGCTTCTAAATGGAGTTACAGCAAACGTTCAGACTCAGATCGATGCTAAGCTTGCATCGACAACTGCAGCCTCAACTTACGCACCACTAGTTTCACCAACATTTAGCGGTACAGTAACTCTGCCTTCATCAACTAGTATCGGAGATGTTTCTTTATCAGAGCTAGCGTTTCTTGATGGAGTAACGTCTAATGTACAGACTCAAATCAATGCTAAAGCACCTTCTGCTTCACCAACATTTAGCGGAATAGTGACTCTTCCTTCAACAACAAGCATCGGAAATGTTTCATCTATTGAACTAGAGCTTCTAAATGGAGTCACAGCAAACGTTCAGACTCAGATCGATGCTAAGGCACCACTAGCTTCACCAACATTTACTGGAACAGTAACTTTGCCTTCAGAAACAAGCATCGGAAGCGTTTCATCTACTGAACTAGAGCTTCTAAATGGAGTTACAGCAAACGTTCAGACTCAGATCGATGCTAAGGCACCTTCTGCTTCACCAACATTTACAGGAACAGTAATCCTACCAACAGGAACAATTACTTCTGGAATGATTGCTGACGGAGCAGTTGCAACTGCAGATATTGCAGATGTTGCAGTATCAACAGGAAAAATTGCTGATGCAGCAGTAACTACTGCTAAAATTGCAGATGATTCAATTACTTCTGCAAAAATTGTTGCAGGTACAATTATTAACTCTGATATAAATGCCGCAGCAGCAATTGATTGGACTAAGTTGGCAGTATCTTCAACAGTTGATGCAACAGAACTTGGGTATGTAAATGGAGTAACATCATCTATTCAAGCTCAAATTGATACAAAACTTGCTTCAGCAACTGCAGCTTCAACCTACGCACCACTAGCCTCACCAACATTTACAGGTACTGCAACCACAGGACATGTACTACCAGCAACAGATAATACATTTGACTTGGGCTCCCCTACAAAGATGTGGAAAGATATCTACGTAGGTCCAGGATCTCTATATGTTAACGGACAAAAAGTTCTTCAGGATGAATCTGGAGCAATTGTTGTTTCTGCTGACATTAATGAAAATCTAGGACTAAGAACAAGCGGCAGCGGTAACATAGAGTTTGATCCAACAGGAACTGGCTCTATCAATATTAAGGGCCCAGTTGTTGTTGAAGCAGGAGCGAATTTCTCAAGCGCAGACGGCAATGGAATTGGATTTAGCAACGGACTTAAGTCTGACACTCTAACAAGCAGAAATACAGACACAGATCTTTCTTTGTCAGCAAATGGCACAGGAAAAGTTTACTTAAATGATAATGCAGAAGTAAACGGAAACCTTGTTGTTGGTGGAAACCTGACAGTAAGCGGAACAACTACAACTGTTAACAGCGAAACGATTTCCTTGGCTGACAACATTATTGACTTAAACAGCAACTTTACTACTGGTACTCCAACAGAGAATGCAGGAATAAAGATTAAGCGTGGAGATTCTTCTGATGTTCAAATTCGTTGGAATGAGTCTACCGACAAGTGGGAGATCACCAATGATGGAACAAACTATTCTTCAATAGCAGGTCTTGAATCACCAACATTTACTGGAACAGTATCTGGTATTACAAAGACTATGGTTGGGCTTGGTAACGTTGACAACACAACTGACGCAGCTAAGCCAGTATCAACCGCTCAGGCTACAGCAATTGCAACAGCTAAAGCAGAAGCAATTGCAGATGCTACATCACAGGTAAACGCAGTAATTGCAGCAGCCCCAGCAGCTCTAAACACTCTTGATGAACTTGCAGCAGCCCTGGGAGATGATGCAAACTTTGCTACAACAATAACAACTAGTCTCGCAGCCAAGGCTCCTCTTGCTAGCCCAACATTTACTGGAACAGTATCTGGTATTACAAAGACTATGGTCGGGCTTGCAAATGTTGACAACACATCAGATGCTAATAAGCCAGTTTCAACTGCTACTCAGACAGCACTTGACCTAAAGGCTCCTCTTGCTAGCCCAACATTTACTGGAACAGTATCTGGTATTACAAAGACTATGGTTGGGCTTGGTAACGTTGACAACACAACTGACGCAGCTAAGCCAGTATCAACCGCTCAGGCTACAGCAATTGCAACAGCTAAAGCAGAAGCAATTGCAGACGCTACAGCACAGGTAAATGCCCTCGTAACTGGCGCCCCAGCAGCAATGAATACGCTTGATGAACTTGCTGCAGCACTTGGTGATGATGCAAACTTTGCAGCATCAGTAACAACCAGCCTTGGGTTAAAGGTAGATTCTTTAACACCAATAAGCCAAAAATCAGCGTCATACACACTTTCATCACTTACTGAAAGAGATGATCTAATTGAGATGGGTTCATCATCAGCAATGACTCTTACAATTCCTACAGATGCGACACTCAATTATCCAATTGGAACATCTATTGATATTCTTCAAACTGGAACAGGACAAGTAACAATTGCTGCCGCAACTCCAGGAACTACAACAGTAAATGCAACACCAGGATTAAAATTAAGAACGCAATGGTCATCATGTACACTCTTAAAAAGAGCGGCAAATACATGGGTTGTCTTTGGCGACTTGACAGCGTAATACAAACATTTAACAAGAAATAGGAGATTAAAAAATGGCAGCAGGCAAGAGAATAGGTAAAAAGTCCCAGGCATCAAATGACTTCTTGGAGCCATTAGCACCAATAAACGTATCTGGAACTAATATTGGAACAGGTAGACCATATAATAATGGTGCTGTATCTGTATCTTTTTCTTTACCAGCCCTTTCTCCTGCAGCTACATCTTATACTGTAACAGCAAGCACAGGCCAAACAGCAACGGGAGCATCTTCTCCATTAACAGTAACTGGAATTGCTTCTGGAGCTGCTCCAACATTTACAGTAACAGCAACTAACGCAGCAGGAACTTCTGCTGCGTCTGCCGCTTCTGCTTCGGTAACAGTAACCACCGTTCCTCAAGCACCAACAGTTACAGCTGCAAACGTAGGAACAGGTAGACCGTATAACGACGGAGCAGCTACTATTACAGCAACAGGCGGTGCAACTGGTGGTTCTGCAATTACTTCGTACACCGCAACTTCAAGCCCATCTTCATTTACAGCATCTGGTGCTTCGCCAGTAACCGTAACAGGACTTGCATCCGCAACGGCTTATACCTTTAGCGTAACTGCAACAAATGCAAACGGAACTTCAGAAGCCACAACAACAAATTCAATTACAGCAACTACAGTTCCTCAAGCACCAACTGGCACAGCCGCAAACGTAGGAACAGGACGGGCGTATAACAACGGTGCAGCTACTATTACAGCAACAGGTGGCGCAACTGGTGGTTCTGCAATTACTTCGTACACTGCTACATCTGGCGCTTTTACGGGATCTGGTGCTTCTCCAGTAACCGTAACAGGCCTTGCATCTGCAACGGCTTATACTTTTAGCTTAACAGCAACAAACGCTAACGGAACTTCAACAGCAACAACATTAACCTCAATTACTGCAACAACAGTCCCTCAAGCACCAACAGTAACAGCCGCAAACGTAGGAACAGGACGGGCGTATAACAACGGTGCAGCTACTATTACAGCAACAGGTGGCGCAACTGGTGGTTCTGCAATTACTTCGTATACCGCAACTTCAAGCCCATCTTCATTTACAGCATCTGGTGCTTCGCCAGTAACCGTAACAGGACTTGCATCCGCAGCGTCTTATACTTTTAGTGTAACAGCAACAAATGCAAATGGAACCTCTACTGCAACAGTAACAAGCAGTATTACTGCAACAACTGTTCCTCAAGCACCACAATCTGCAACAGCAACAGCTGGCGTTAACGCAAATACAATCAACTGGCAAATAGGAGCTTCTGGAGGATCTGCATTAACAAAGCATAATGTTACAGGAACTGATGGAACTTCATCTGGGGATCTTGCTGCAAATGCTACATCTGCAGTTATATCTGATACTCCTAATACATCACAGACATATTCCGTAACAGCAACAAATGCCAATGGAACCTCACTTGCGTCAAATGCAACTGGCAGCGTTACAACCATAGCTCCGTTCTTCCCGTTCTTCCCACCGTTCTTCCCACCATTCTTCCCGTTCTTCCCACCGTTCTTCCCACCGTTCTTCCCACCGTTCTTCCCACCATTCTTCCCGTTCTTCCCACCGTTCTTCCCACCATTCTTCCCGTTCTTCCCACCGTTCTTCCCACCATTCTTCCCGTTCTTCCCACCGTTCTTCCCACCGTTCTTCCCACCGTTCTTCCCACCGTTCTTCCCGTTCTTCCCACCGTTCTTCCCACCATTCTTCCCACCGTTCTTCCCACCGTTCTTCCCGTTCTTCCCACCGTTCTTCCCACCATTCTTCCCACCGTTCTTCCCAGGATTTAAGGCTCCGTTCTTCCCATCCTTCGGACCTTCGTTCCCGTTCTTCCCATCCTTCGGACCTTCGTTCCCGTTCTTCCCATCATTTGGTCCATTCTTCCCAAGCTTCGGAGGTCCGTTCTTCCCAACCTTCGGCGGATGGGGTGGCTACTAATAATTAATTAGTAGCCATAAACACTTTTCTTTTACTGCAAAGTGTGATAAGATTGAATAGTCGAAAAGAGAAAAAATGGAATGGTATGAGTTGCCTAGAATTGAAAATGCAAATTCTAGGCTAGAAGAAAAAAATATTGGTTCAGATATTTTGTGCACAAATCTTCATTATGGAATAAATTTGTACAGAAATGCAATAGATAAAGAAACTTGCCAAAATATAATTAATAGCCTAGAAGAAGAAATATCTTTAAATAAAAGGGGCATCAAGTGGCATGGAGCTACAGTCAATGGAGAAACTAGAACAGACCATGCAAGAAATTGCTATGATTTAAAATATAAAAGAGACCACGTTGGAAAATATATTGAAGACAGCGAAGTTCTAAAAAATTGCTATGATCTAGTAAACGTCTCCCTTGATAAAACTTTAAGACATTATGAGTCATTGTGGAATTTTAACATTAAATATAAAGAAGCTTTTAACTTTGTTAAATATTTGCCAGGAGAGTATTTTAAAATTCATGCAGATCATGGTCCATATTACACATGTACAGTTTCAGCTGTAGTTTACTTAAACGATGACTACGAAGGCGGAGAGATTGAATTTCCAAGACATGGTATTACTTTAAAGCCACAAGCGGGGGACATAATTCTTTTCCCTTCTAATTTTGTTTATGAGCATGCATCACTAAATATAAAGTCAGGAACAAAATATTCTGTGGTTATCATGATGGACTACAATGATTTGTATCACGATGAAGAAAACGGCGGACAAAAATATTAAAATATTGTTTCAGCCATTTAGACCATGGCTAAATAAGTTTAGCTCATCTTTGCCAAAGCCTACACAGAGTACTATCCCAGATTGGTATAAAGAAGCGGATAGGTTTGCAAAAATGCCAAACGGAGAATACTATAAGGCAACAAAAGAAATTTGTCCAGTTCCAAGAGAAGGAACATCAAATGACTATGGTAAAATTCCAACATGGAAAGCCTGCCCAGCAATATTAGATGCTTTTATGACAGGATATGTCCTAAGCACCCCATGTGATTTAGAATTTAAAAAAGACAAATATGGTAAAATAAGAGTTGATGTAAAAGACAAAAAGCATATTGGTTTTGTCTCAGAAAGAACTCCAATGGATCAGTTCCCATCTCCAATTGGATACTATGAAGAGCACTTTGCTTGGTACCCAGAATGGGGCATTCAGGTTCCAGAGGGATACAGCGCTTTGTTTATGACTCCGATGAATAGATTCGATTTACCATTTTTGAATACAAGCGGAGTTGTAGATACAGATAAGGTTCATCTACTAGGAACATTTCCATTTTTTATTGCAAAGGATTGGGAAGGAACAGTACCAAAAGGCACCCCATTTTTACAAATATTACCGTTTAAAAGAGAAGACTGGGATCACGATATAGAGTTTTTAAGTGTAAACGAAATGCAAAAAAGATTAATAGACAATGCAAAATTTTATCGTCAGCCTGACGGTGGAGTTTATAAATCAAAAATTTGGAAAAAGAGAGAGTATAAATGACAACAGAAACTAAAAGCATAGCCCCTACTTGGAGCAGCAAAGAGCAGCTAGCCCCAGGTATATTTGTTTATAGAGACGTACTTAAAAAAGAACTTGATATTATCAATAGGCTTGAAAATTCTGTTGGGCCAGTAGGAACTAAAGAAAAAAGATATACCTTTCAGCCAGCTTATGTTGGATATCAACAACTAATGCCAGACTATAGAGATTGTGTAGATTTTAAATTTAAAAAAAGTGATATTGCTTTAGATAAAACCGAAGATGCAATGAGGCTAAAAGAATTGTGGCAGGATGTATATGATGTTCAGTACCCAGCAGTTGTAGATTATTGTAAAGCACACAATATAATGGAGCTTAAATATTGGGAAGCTTTTAACTTTATTAAATATGGAGAAAGCCAACACTTTATGGAACACCAAGATCATGGTTACTCATACAACTGTGTAGTTTCTCTTGTAGGGTATGTAAATGATGATTATGACGATGGCGGATTATACTTTAGACTTCAAGAGTTAGATATTAAGCCAAAAGCGGGAGACTTATATGTTTTCCCATCTAACTTTATGTATCCTCACCAAGCAAAAGCGGTAACAAAGGGAACAAAGTATTCTATAGTTACAATGCTTGATTATAGCAAAAAGTTTCATACTCAAGAAATGTATGATCCAAAGTGGGATAATGAGATAAATGAAAATAACAGCCTACAAAAATAATGTAACTCGTTCAAAAATTGAACAAACAAAAGTTAAAAGAGATTGGATGGATGAGACTTTAAATGCTCATGCATATAAATGCTTTCCAGTATCTTTAGCAAATACAATTGGATGGTCTATTTCTTTTTTAGATGACATAGAGTTTATTTGGGACGGGATATCAGATACGACTCCAGACCACGTAACCATATTAAAAGACCCAGGCCATGTTTGTACTACTCAAAGGGCTAATGGAACTGTTAGCTTTTATTCTGGATTCTTCTTTGAGTCAGATGAAAATATGTCAATGTTGCAAATAGTGCCACCAAACTTTTTTGTGGATGGAGCCACACCATTTACAACAATAATATCAACATCTGTTTTAAAAGAAGCAATTCCAATTGCGTGGAAAATTACTAGACCAGATACAGTGATTAAGATACCAGCAGGAATGCCCGTAGCTACATTTATTCCGATTTCTTTAAAGCAATATCAAGATATTGATTTAGAAATTAAAGATAAAGTTTTTATCCAAGATCAAAAAAGGGTAGATGAAAGACTAAAAGTCTGGGATGAAATTTCCAAAAGAGGAGATTTTACTAACTTCTATAGAGATGCTGTAGACTATGATGGGACTAGCATGGGTAATCATGAACTAAAGTCTTTAAAGCTAAAAATTAATGACCTTACATCTGGCAACAAGAAATGATATAATGATAATATGAATCAAGTCAACCAAGAAGCAACAGTAGTCTACAAGACACCATCCCTTACGCCATCTGGGTTTTTTGGCACATCTAAGGATATGATTGTCGAGCTTGAAAATTTTATGACACAAGAAGAAATAGAATTCCTTGAGGCAGCTGCTAGAAAGATTACCATTTGGGATGTAACAGAAAGCCATGTTAATGAAAATGGCACAACTGTGTATGATGCTAACTACTGGAAAGACAGGGTTTGCACAAGCCCATCTTTAGATAAAAATGATCCAGAGATTAGACCAGTTCTTGAAAGACTTTTCCAAAGGCTTAAGCCTATTGTTGAAGAATTTTACAAAGTAAGAGTTACTCCAACTGGAACAACAATTGTTAGATGGCTGCCTGGCCAATTCCAAAATCCTCATGCAGATAAAGAGCTTCATGAACTTCCAGATATCGGCATGCCAAACGATTTCCCTTACTACGATCTTTCAAGTTTATTTTATCTAAATGATGACTACGAAGGAGGAGAACTATACTTCCCTCTTCAAGGAGTTCAGTTTAAGCCTAAAAAAGGAGCAGCTTATTTTTTCCCAGGAGACATGAATTATATTCATGGAGTAACTGAAATTAAAAATGCAATTAGATATACGTGTCCATTTTTCTGGGAAATCCTAGAACACACTGGAGAAAATCAGCCAGACCCAAATAAAAAATATTATAGAACTCTGATAGATGGAGAAATAAAATAATGAGTACTTCAGAAAGACTAACCACAGACATTTTAGTATTTAAAGACTTTTTGACTAAAGAAGAATCTCAAAAGGTTATAGATATTTTAGAAGCTCAAGTTGCAAATGAAAAGCTATCTTGGACACCTATTACATTTTACGAATCATACTCTTCGGTGCTTCCTCAAGATGGAGATGAAGAGCTAGAGCAGTTTGGTTTACCTTCAGATTTCTTCTCTACACTTCAAAACAAAATTATTGATGCAGTTGCTGAAGTTCACGGAAACTCTTCTTCAGATATTTATAAAATTGGATTTCATGCTCAAAAATGGGAGCCTGGTGCTTACGCAAAAGAGCACTCAGATAATACTGATTTGCAGGGAAACACTGGTCCATTTGAAAGAAGTAGATACGCAGCTTTTCTGTATTTAAATGATGAGTTTGAGGGCGGTCATCTAATATTTAATAAGCAAAATCACACACTTATCCCAGAGACTGGAACCCTAGCGGCTTTTGCAGGAGGTTTTGACAATACTCATGAGGTTACAATGATAACTTCTGGCATAAGATATACTCTAGGATCATTTTGGGATAATAGGTCTCCAGAATCCTATCCTCAAGAAACAATAGACGCTTGGGATGCAGAGATGAAAAAGATTAGAGAAGAGCAAGAAGTTATAAAGTCGGAATGGCAAGAGGCATTAAAAGAAGGATACAGAATAGATCTAGACGGAAATAAATACAAAATAGAGGAGAACGACTAATGAAGCTAGAAGAAAAATTACATGAAAATGTTTACATGTACTCAGATGTAATTGAGAATCCACAAGCAATTATTGATTTAATCAATAAGCTAGATTCTGATGAAAGAGTTCACAAGGTTATCCCAAGCTGGAAAAACTGGAATTCAAGCAGTAGAGATGGTAACATTTTTGGAAAGAAGAAAGACTTTAATCTTTCTGAGGTAGAAAATTTAGATGAAGATATAAGAAAAGACGTAGACTTCATAATATCAACAATTAGAAATGCTATTAAAAATATATCAGAGTCTTTTATTGTTGATAGAGGACTTAAGGGAGTTCCAAACGTATCACCATTTGTAGGTATCCAAAAATATATTGAAGGTTGTGCAATGGGCGCACACTTTGATAGACAGGCTGGAGATAACAGCTTAGAGTGGTCGATTATTATTTATTGGAATGATGACTACGAAGGCGGAGAGATATCATTTGTTATCAGACCAGAAGATCTGAGATTAGAAATGAATGGCCATCTTAGACCACCAGATGATGCGCTAGATCCAAGAACAAAAGACATGGTTACATTTACTGCAAAGCCAAAGGCTGGAAGCGCATTGATATTCCCGTCTACAGATCCATACAAGCACCAAGTTCATATCATGAAATCGGGAGAGAAGTTTATTACTCCTGGATTTATATTTGTTGATGGTTATGTTGTTGGAGGTCCAGGAGGGCCATCAGAAGAATACATCAAAGCCTATCACGAACAAAACCAGGAATGATTTAATTCTTGCTAGAATATAAAATTGCAAAGTTATCTGATCAAGTTTATGAAATACAAAATTTTATAACAAAAGATGAGCTTGATCAGGTAATGCAATTTGTTAAATCAAAAGACAATTTAGATTGGTCTAGCAAAGATATACAGTATGATTTTTGGTCAGACAAAGTTTTATACAGCAGCTTAATAAATGAAAACCCTTTATTTAATAATATATATAAAAGAGTATGTAGTTTGTTTAGTGGTAATCTAGAGGTAACTGGAATAAACCTACAAAGATACATGATGAATGATGCACTGGGAGAACACACAGATGATCACGATGGGCACAGACTTAATGGCGATCAAGTATTTTATGGAGTAGTTATTTATTATAATGATGAATATAAAGGCGGAGAGCTAAGGTACCCAGACATTGGAATAACTCATAAGCCAATTGCAGGATCATTGCTTTTACATGGAGGAAAGATACTTCATGGAACACTCCCAGTTCAAGATGATATAGTTAGATACATATCTACAATGTTTGTAAAGCATAAACTAAATGAAGTTGTGTCTTTAAATAGAGATGTTTTTGGAGAAGATGATGGAATATAAAGGAAATAGCGGCCAGGAAAAATTTGTGCTTGACTTACTTAAAAATAAAGAAAATGGTTACTACGTAGAGCTAGGAGCATTTGATTCTAAAAAAGGAAGCAATACTTACCACCTGGAAACAGATTATAATTGGAACGGTGTTTCGTTTGAAATAGATCCTGAAAGACACGCAGAATTTGTTTTAAATAGAAAAAACCCATGCATTCTAGGAGACGCAACACATTTTAATTACATATCGTACTTTGAAGAAAATAACTTCCCAAAACAAATAGACTACTTGCAGGTTGATATAGACGCAGGATACACACCAGAAGGAAACTCTGTAGGAAATCCATACCTAACCCTGCACGGACTCCTTGCTGTTCCTTTAAGTAAATATAGATTTTCTATAATTACTTTTGAGCATGACGCTCAAATTGAATATAATAACAAGGGTATGCGTGAGGCACAAAGAGAAATTCTTTCTTCATTTGGCTACAAGTTAGTGGTTAGAGAGTGGCATGAAGATTGGTGGGTAGATCCGTATGCGATACCGTATTTGGATTTTAGAGAAAAATTTAAGATGGCGTGGACATAAATGAGCGGACAGCTAAAGCAAGAGCATCACGATGTAGTTAATGAGTACCTTGAAACCGTAGCAAATAAAAAGGCCGATGCCTACATGCTTACAATTGCAAGAGATGGGGAAGATCCAGCAAGATCAATTATATTCTTTCCAAATGCTATAGAGGCAGCAGAAGCATACAATATGTATAATGACTGGGGATTTGCTAAGCAGTACCTTACCGTAAGGCTTTATGAGCCAACAGGGAAAATAAACGAAAAGGTCTTTAAGAGAAACCAGGCGGGGGACCCAACATTCTTAAGAACAAACTATATAGATGTTACAGAAACGCTATTAGGACTAAAGCCTTTAATATCTCCTCAAGCCTATGAAAATACATGCATGGAGATAATGACCTCATTCGCTAAAGATAATTGGAGATTTGACCCAGAAAGGTTTTTATCAAATCTGGGAATAGACAAAAAACTAGATTGTTAATTTAGCATTTATTGTAGTATAATATTGAATATGACTCCATACAAAAGAATGCCAAGAAGGCACTTTACTGATCTTCAGTTTAATCCTTACTTCAAGAGTCATGGGTTTTTAGAAAAGCAAGAAGCCGTTGATAAAAAAAATAAAGAAGATTTAAAGTCTGTATTAAACTTTTTTAAAAAGATTTGGTTCAAAAAATAATGTCATACTATCTGTCCACAATAAAAGATTCACCAACTGGTCTATGGAAGCTAGATGAGACTTCTGGTTCTGTAGCCTATGATATTTCTGGGTGCGGTAATAATGGCTCTTACGTGGGTGGAATTTCTATCTTGGGAATGCCAATTGTTTCTGGTGGAAGACATTCAAATAAAATAGATAGCTCAAAGTATATTCAGTTTGTGATATCAAAAGATTTTTCTGGCACTACAGGTACAGGTGGATTTGCCACACCATCAACTCGTGACAACGACTTTACCCTAGAAGCATGGATACACCCAAAGACAGTAACTTCAATGACTCCTATTTTTGCAGACTCAAATGGAGTTGGGCTATATTGGGATAATGGAAATGCAGTCTTCATGCTTGAAGATGAAAGAATAGATTATTCTGTACCAAACCCAGATAGGGTTATCCATCTTGTAGGAGTGTACTCTGTTTCTTCAATGAGCCTTTATGTAGACGGCTACCTTGTAGCATCTAAGCCCATATCAATTTCTTTTACAAATACAAGCGTAACTTTATCATCTGGGCCATGCCAATCAGGAGAATATTTTTTAATTGATTGCCCAGCTGTTTACAGGTATGCTCTTTCTGCAAACTCAGTGCTATCACATTACAATAATTTATTTTTGAACAATGATGAGCAAGTATCGCTACCAGACCTTGGAGAGCTATTTATTGGATCCGAAAAATATCAGTCGGTAGAAACTAGGTATGTTTATCCAGCACAAGTCCAATGGGAGTCATTGATATATGATAATGAACCTTTAAGTTACAACTCAAATAACAACAGTATTTATTTAAAGCCTGGGTTTACTTCAGGAGAGTTCGTTGAGGATTTAGTGTTAAACATAACACAGGATTATGTGTCATCTAAAATAGACTGGATGTCCTCAAAAGGCGTTTCAGTTTATGTTTCAGAAATATCTGAATCTGGCCCATGGACAATATGCTCAAATGGATCATCAGTGCCAGGATTTACTCAAGGCTCTAGCTTTTCTTCAACAAAGGTATTATATTTTAAGGTAGAGTTTGATTCATCAGATTCTGACATTTATATTCCAGAGCTGTATTCTTTAAAGATATATTTCTATTCTGAAAAAAGCATGTCTTCTCATAACGGAGGAAGCCAGCTTTCTATATCTCAACCAACTTCTGGATCGGTATGGGACTTTGACATATCTAACAATAATTATCCAGTTAGAGTTAGAAACTATAACAATGGCATAAGGCCAAAATCCTCAGCTTTCTTTATTAACTCTTTAAATGAAAATCGTAATATTGAAATGATATTCACTCCAAAATCTCTATCCAGCGGACATCTTGTATTTAATAAAACTGAATCAGTTGAGACGGCTTTATCGTGGGCGGCAGGTGGAGCAATAACAAAATCTAACATTAGCAATATATACATAAACGGCCAAGATGCCTCATCTGCTACCAACATATCCTCATATTTATATATAGATGAGCCTAATTATATTTTAATAAAAACCTCTAATCCAATAAGTGGAGAAATTTGGTTTAACGGAAAGCAACTCTTAGGGGTAAGATCAGGTGTATTGGATGATAATTTATACCAAAATATAGCCTTATACACAAATGCATCAATTAGTCACCAAGAGCATTATGACCTATATATTGGCAAACCCGCCTCTATTGCTCAAGGATCGTCGATGGCAATGACAGAAGAGTCCGTATCCACATATTCTAGAGACAGAGTAGTGCTTCAAATCATATAGTTTTGTCAGACTGAGTGACAAAAAGCTGGACTTGTAGACACAAAGATGGTAAAATAATTAACTATGGACATAAAAAGAATTAATGCTCAAATGAAATCTGGCGATACCAGGTTAGGAGTCTATGTCTGGGAGATGCCAGATGGAAGATGGGTCGGAGACGAAGACAACAACTTCCTATCAATAGCATCAATGATTGGTAATAAAGAAAGAATTGCTCTGTTAGCATCAGCAGTTGCTCACTATGGAATTGATGTCGGCCAGCCTAAGTTTATTGAAGGAAGCAGGCAGATTGACGATGAAGAATTTGAATATCAAAAGCAAAGACTTAGATGGGGACTCACTCCAGATCCTTTGGATATAAGTGTTCACAAAGAAGAAATGGCTAAACTGAATGGTGGTAAAAAATGATTGAGTATGATGAAGACACTGTTATGAATAATATAGAGGTTTCTAATGTGGCAGACTGGATGAGATTTAACAATCCAACTACTCAGAAATCAGATGACGCATTTGATGTAGAGGGCGAAGACATTTTAAAGCTTTCTGGTCTAGGTGCCTCATTTAGAAGGAAAGTTTCTAGAGATCTTCAGAAATCTTTTGTCGGAAAAGATGGAGCAGTAAGCCAGCAGCTTCAGCATCAGCAAGCAGTTAGCGGCTATGCCACATTTGATCTAATTCAACCAGAATATAACTTAGATTATTTATCAACAATTTACGAAATTTCTCCATACAACTATGCTGCTATAAATGCAAAGGTTGCAAACATTGTTGGCCTAGGATTTGATTTTGTTGAATCAAGAAAGACAACTGATGCCCTCGATGAAATTAGTGATGAGAAGCAGTTAGAAAGAGCTCGAAAGAAGTTAAATAGAATTAAGCAAGATTTAAATAAATGGCTTGAAGATTGCAATGAAGACGAAACCTTTAAAGAAACACTTATAAAGTTCTATACTGACATAGAGGCTACTGGTAATGGCTACCTAGAGGTCGGTAGAACGACAACTGGTAAGATAGGGTACATCGGGCACATCCCATCAAAGACAATGCGTGTAAGACGCCTTAGAGACGGTTTTATACAGCTTCTTTATGGCAAGGCTGTGTTTTTTAGAAACTTCGGGGATACAGAAACAGTAAACCCTATAGCAGGTCAAGAAGATAGACCTAATGAAATTATTCATTTAAAGAAGTACACACCAAAGAATAATTATTATGGAATTCCAGATATTATTGCTGCACAAAATGCTATGGCGGGTAACGAGTTTGCTGGTAAGTACAACCTAGATTACTTTGAAAATAAGGCAGTGCCAAGATACATTATTACAGTAAAGGGAGCAAAGCTTTCTCCAGAATCTGAAAGAAAGCTGCTTGAGTTTTTTCAAGTTGGACTAAAGGGAAAGAATCATAGATCCCTGTATATACCACTTCCACCAGACTCACCAGACTCAAAGACTGAATTTAAGATGGAGCCAATTGAGGCTGGCTCACAAGAGTCTTCATTTAATATTTATCGTCAATCAAATAGAGACGAAATTCTAATGGCCCACAGAGTTCCAATTAATAAAATTGGTACACCAGCAGGCATTAACTTGGCTGCAGCCAGAGACGCAGATAAGACATTTAAAGAGCAGGTCTGTCGTCCAGCTCAGGAAAATCTAGAAAAGAAATTAAATAAAATAATTCAAGAAATGACTGACGCCATGGAGCTTAAGTTTAATGAATTAAGTTTGACAGATGCAGATACCCAATCAAAGATAGATGAAAGATATCTTAGATTCCAGGTAATTACTCCAAATGAAATTAGAGTAAGAATGGGAATGGTTCCACGAGAAGGTGGAGATGTCCCAGTAGACCTTGCAGCCCAGGCAGCTGAAATTAAGGCTCAGGCTACTCAAAGTAGAACCCGTGACCAAGAGAGATCAGCAAATTCCCCAGATAAATCTGGGGAGGGCAGAAATGCAAAGGGAGATGGAAGACAAGTCAACTAGTCCTACTCAACTAGTTATTTGCCTTTTGATACGATAATCTCTATAATATATAACATATGATCATAGAAAAGTCACATTGGTCCTCTAATGGAAATGCTATTAATTTATCAGTTCCATTTACAAAGGTCAATAGAGAAAAAAGAACAGTCTCAGGATTCGCTACACTAGATAACCTGGATCAGACTGGTGACGTCGTTACGCAAGAAGCTTCAATGAAAGCATTCGAAAGCTTCAGAGGAAATCTAAGAGAAATGCATCAGCCACTTGCAGTTGGCAAGGTTGCATCATTCCGCCCAGAAACTTTTTATGATCCAACAACAAAAGAATTTTACAACGGAGTTTACGTTGACGCATACATTTCAAAGGGCGCACAAGATACCTGGGAGAAAGTTCTAGATGGAACTCTAACTGGATTTTCAATTGGCGGAAAGATTCTTGAATCAGATAACGAAGTAAACAAATCAACTGGAGCATCTGTAAGATTTATTAAAGATTATGCGCTAGTAGAACTATCAATCGTTGATTCACCAGCAAATGAACTATGTAACATTCTATCTATTGAAAAGGTAAACGGACAAATGATTTTTAAGGGCATCGCAGCAGATGTCAAAATGGAAAATATTTTTTATTGTGCAGATAGCGATTCTGTTTTTATGTCAACAGAATCAGAATACTTGTCTCCAGTTACTGGAAAGAAAACAGAACTTATTGGATGGGTTGAATCTAACGACGTAAACAAAGCAAAAGAAATAGAGAAGATTCTTGATTCACGTAGATCAAGATTGCAAACATTGCCTGACAACACAAATATAAATATGGCAATTGCAGAAGGAGGAAATGAAGTGGAAAAGCTTAATGTAACAGAAGCA